GAAGATGAAGTAGCTACTGGCATTATAGGAAAGGAGTCTAAGTAATGGCTTTTTCACTTGCTGATATAAAAACTAAAGCTACTTTAAAACCACCAAGAATATTGATTCATGGCAAGCCTGGAGTTGGTAAAACAACTATCGCTTCAGAATTTCCTGAACCATTATTTCTTATGACCGAAGATGGTCTAGGTGTGATTGATGTGGCCCATACTGATTTATTAAAAAATTATGATGACATAATTGAAATACTAAAATCATTATTAGCAGAAGATCATAAATATAAAACTTTGGTTATTGATTCATTGGATCATTTAGAACCAATTATTTTTGATAAGACTTGTAAGGTTGAAGGTTTTAAAGACATCAATGAACCTGGTTATGGTAAAGGCTTTAGTCTAAGCCTTAAATACACTAGGGAAATAATTGACTTACTAAATCAATTACGAGAACAGAAAGGCATGATTATCTGTATGTTAGCTCATTCAGTAATCAAGCGTTTTGAAGATCCTACCTCAGAAGCCTACGATAGATATGAGATTAAATTAAATGCCAAGCATGGTTTTTTATATTTAGAAGTCTCAGATATTGTTGGCTTTGCTGATTTCAAAACTGGAACAGTTGTGGAAAAAAGCAGAGGTGGTGAAAGAACCAGAGCAGTGTCAACTGGTCAAAGGGTTCTACACGTTGAAGAACGCCCAGCGTTCTTAGCGAAGAATAGATATAGCTTACCTGCTGAGTTACCACTCAAATGGGATGCTATTAAAGATGCAATTAAAAAACCTGGGAAAAACCAATAATGCTTTTTCGTATGAAAATTCATTGGATTCTTAATGGTTAAATATTGTTAGATAAATAATGGGTAAACCGAAACCAATCGACATTCCTAAGACTCTTATGAGAGTGCGAAGAACTTTGCAAAAAGTTTTAGACGATCCAAGAGCAACTTATGAATTAGATACGATTTATCCAGTCGGTGTTACTGAGAGCATAGAGGAGACTATCGAGGGATTAGATAATATTATCGAATACGTTGAAGATCCTCGCTCTTACACTGGTTAATTAAGAGGAGAAAAGCAAATGGCAGATTTGTCAAAACATTTCGAGGGTGGTTTGAAAGAACCTACTGACGATAGAACTCAAATAGAAGAGGGAAGGTATAATTTAATTTACAGCCACACAGAACTTAAGCCTTATAAAAATGGTGGTTCTGGTCTTAAGTTACATTTCAAAGTGGAAGATACCAACATAACAGTTGGAGCATTATTCACTGTGGAAGGTAGCGAGAAAGCAAAAGAAGTTGCTGAAAAGAGTTTGTATCTGTTAGCGAAAGCAGCAGGTATTGATAACTTTTCCGATACAGACCTCCTTGCAGGTAGAAGTGTAAGCTGTGATCTTAAGAGAAACGATAATGGTTATTTAGAAATAGATGACAATTATGGTAGCAACTGGGAAGCAGCAATTCTTCCTGGTGTCGGAAAGGAAGCACCCAAGGTTGCAGAAACTAAAACTGCAACAGAAGGTGAAACTGCTGAGTGGTAGATAACTACCCCAGCTTATGCCAATGTGGTCGCCCAGCATTGCCATATCTCGTTATAAAAGGCGAAGGGCGATTTGTATATGGAGCGTGTTCAATGAAGCATCAAGATGAAATTAATAAAGGTGAGCTTGTGAGAAATATCGCAAGAGTTTCTGATGCTGGTGTTGATTACGCTCTGACAAATTTAAAAGATACTTTTTACGAAATAATAAAGAGAGAGAAAACAGGACAAATGAATCAATGGTCGAGAGAGAGTAAGTTAGCGTTTGTAAAGGATGCGGTCAGACATTTTCTTAACCATCAAAATCATGTGGCGGAGACAGGAGAATTAAAACCTAAAGAGAATGAAATTAAATCAATACTTTGATGGCGGCATAAAATTAGACAACTCAATAAAATTTGCACAAGACAGCAATAGCGTTGATGATCTTCTTAATGAAATGCGTAACTTTGGTTTGCGTGTTGATTTCTTAAAAGAAGGTTCACTGCAAAGAGTAGGTGTTAATGCTATTGGTGGCCAAAGACCTGATAAGTCAGGTGAGACTAGCGGGTGGTATATCTATCACCAGATCAATCCAGAATATGCTTGTTGTGTCTATGGTAACTGGCGAACTGGGGAAGAGAAGAAATTTTTTACAGGCTCAACGACAAGCCTATCTAAACAAGAACAGAAACAACTCTTTGCCAAACTAGAAGAAGTTAAGGCAAGAGCTGCGGAAGATAAGGCAAGGAAGCAAGAAGAAACTGCTGAATACGTTAAAGATAAGTTTAATAAAGCAGACAAAGTAACAGCACACCCATACCTCAAAGCAAAACAAATAGGATCTTATGGCATTAAAGAAGCCAATGGTAATTTATTAATACCAATGTATCGGCTACACCCAGAAACAAAAGAATTAGATTTACGCTCAGTGCAATACATAATGCCTGACGGTCAGAAAAGATTTGCGAGTGCAGGAGAGACTAAAGGTAGTTTCTTTTTAATTGGCACAGACCTAGCTTCAATTAGCCAGGTAGAAAAGATTGCAGTAGTCGAAGGTTATGCAACTGCTTGTAGTGTTTATGAAAGTTGCAACATTCCCGTCTTGGTTGTGTTCTCAGCAAATTTTTGTTTGGAAGCCTTAACTAGATTTAGGAAGATTTATAATGGTCAATTTATTTTGGCACTTGATAATGATGAATCTGGTGTTGGCCAAGACCGAGCAAAAGAGGTTCAGTCTGCAATATTTAACTGTTTGACTAGACAACCCCAAAAAATTGGCGATTATAATGACTTATTTTTGGAGTTTGGAGCTGAGAGGGTCAGAAATGAACTGTATCAAACAGGATTCCAAATCCGAGGGTTTAGTATTCGTGACTTACAGGGAAAGCCCTTAGAACGTGAATATGTAGTCAATGATTTGATCCCAAAAGAAGTGGCTGGAGTTTTCGCTGGTTTGGGTGGCATTGGTAAGTCTGGATTGCTGTTAGACCTAGCATTAAAAGTTTCAAGCGGTCAAGGACGGTGGCTCAATCAACCAATTATGTCAGGTGGTGATGTAGTTTTCTTAACAGGAGAAGATTCACAAGATGAAATACATCATAGGTTACATTCACTAGATCCAAATGAAAAAAGATTTGGCTATCCAAATAATGTTTTTATCTACTGCGTTCCTGATGCTTCTCCTATTAATATTATTGCGGAAGATAATCAAGGTTTAAGAATTACAGATGCGGGGTGGTCGCTGCAAGAGGAGTTGATGTCATTTCATTCTCTAAGTCTCCTTATCATTGACCCTTTGAGTAGTTTCTGCTCTGCATCTGTATCTTCTTCGAATGAAGTCGGTCAACTCTGGGGAACTTATGTTGCTGGTTTGGCCAAGAAAACAAATAGTGCGGTGATAACTTCTCACCACATGAGTAAGTCAGCGTTTAGTGCTACCGATAGTTTTGGTTTTAGGGCAAGTATTAGAGGAGCTTCAGCAATCGTTGACTCGGCAAGATGGGCGGCAGTTTTAACTCATGTCAAAGAAGATTTAGCTGAAGAGATATGTTTAGAAAATGATGTTGAGCCTGATATAAATAGGGTAGCTCAATTTGCTATGGTTAAGTCCAATGGTAAAGCAGACTTCACACCCAAAACATTATTTAGAAAAGATGTTATCCTTGAGCCTATTGAAAGTAATAAAAAAAGAGAGGATTGGTAAATCAAAGTTTTAAGTTTGTTTGATGGTATGAGCTGCGGTCAGATAGCTTTAGATCAGCTCGGCATACCTATTGAAACATATTATGCAAGTGAGATAGATAAGTATGCTATCCAGGTAACACAAGCTAATTATCCTAACACTATACAAGTGGGTGATGTTACCAAGTTAGATCCTAAAGATTTTGCAGACGTTGATTTAATCATGGGTGGTAGTCCTTGTCAGGGATTTTCTTTTGCAGGTAAGCAGTTGGCTTTTGATGATCCTAGATCAGCATTATTCTTTGAATTTATTAAATTGTTGAAAGCAATTAAGCCTAAATATTTTTTATTAGAAAATGTGAGAATGAAGAAAGAGTTTTTAGATATTATTTCGCAAGAAGTATCTAAGTGTTACCCAGAAATAGACTTTGGTATAAGCCCTATTCTTATAAATAGTTCTCTTCTGAGTGCACAATCAAGACAGAGATATTATTGG